CTGTGTATCCGTAGGACCCGTCGGGCCTTTCTTAAGAAACTTAGCCGCATCTCCCGGCATGACACCGGGAATAACACCGGGGCCTGCAGGACCAATAGGACCTTGCGGGCCAGCACCACCAGCAGGACCAGTAGCACCAGCACCGCCAGTAGGACCAGTAGGACCGGTTGCACCAACAGGTCCCTGAAATACGCCAACATCAACCCATGTATTTGGTAGCGCCGTACAAACAGCTAAATGATCTGGGACAGGATCAGTAAGGATAAACCCATCACCAAGGGCATTGCCTGTAGTAGGGCAGTCAACAAGCGCAGGAACTGAACCTCTTACACGAACGCCTGCACCCGTATCGCCTTTTATGCCTTGCGGACCCGTAGGACCCGTAGGACCAACCGATCCAGTTGGGCCAGTAGCGCCAACAGGACCAGTTGGGCCAGCAGGACCAGTTGCACCAGTAAGACCAGTTGGGCCGGGAACAGTACTGGCAGGCCCTGTAGCGCCTGTGGGGCCAGTAGCGCCCGCAGGACCAATAGTACCAGCGGGACCAATAGTACCAGCGGGACCAGTCGTTCCTGCAGGACCAGTAGCGCCAGTGTTACCGGTATTACCTTTAGGACCTACTGGACCCGTGGGTCCGGTAAGTCCTGCTGGACCAGTCGGGCCAGTAGCCCCTGTCTGCCCCTGAAAAGTACCCGTGTCTACCCACGTATTGGGTAAGGCAGTGCATGCAAATAAATGCGCAGGAGTAAACGATGTAACGGTATAGGCATCCCCTATGGTGTTCCCAGTGGAAGGAAGCGCTGCTTCGGTAGCAACCGTCCCCTTAATTAAAAGAGCCGCACCCGTAGCCCCTGCTGGACCGGCCGGACCAGCCGGACCTTCGGGACCTTCTGGGCCAGTTTCTCCTGCAGGACCAGCACCGCCAGTATCTCCGGGGGGACCGGAAACAGTACTATCGGCTCCCGGAGGACCAGGAGGACCCGCAGGACCAGAAATGCCAACAGCACCTAGAATAACGGTTACTTCCGTGTTCTGGTCGAGTTCAATCTCGAAGTCGCTGTCAACGCTGTAGGTAACGATTTTATTCATTGCGGGTAACTGGCCTCCTCACACGATCACGAAACCCGAATAGTCTCTCAGGCCCCGAGGCACCGTTCATACGAAAAATATCGCCAACTACATTACCAAGTGAAAAATCCTGATTTTGGTCCGCATCTATTATAATCTCAAACATCCCGGAAGCAGCATTAAGGATAACTACGCCTCCGTTCTCAGTTGTAAGCTCAATCATCACTGCTTTATCGGAGTTCTTATCTCGTATCTGGCTCCTAAACGCCCATCCGGTAATATCCACAGGCAAGCCATCCGGCAAATGCTGGAGGTTAAAAACCACGTTGTAGTGCGAACCGCGCCAGATAGTCATCGTGTGTCACACTGGGCAAAACGTGGGAACGACCAACGTTGCGCGCCGTATGTATTCTGGTGGTTCACCGCTACGCGGGCTTTTGACATGCCATTGCGAAACCTTCGCCCGTGATACATAAAGCCTTCGCGTGAAAAATACGGCTTTGCGGGTTGCGACATCATCCTGGAAAGAACACCATCGGTAATTTCCTGCTTATAATGAATAAAAAACCAATCAGGAAAATCAGGAAGAGTATCAACAGCATCCACCGGGTCAACGACCGTAAGAGCCACCAACACGTTATATTCGTTAGTAGTTCCTTCAGGAGGGACGCCGGGGTCACGATATAACCTAAGTAGCTCAGGTTCTGGCAACACAGCATCATAAATCGGTCGCTCGTCTATCCCTGATCCTGCAGTAACAGCAAGAAGCCTTATAATTCTCGCACGGCTCTCCTCAGGTTCGATCTCATATTCAAATACATCATGAACAACAGGAAGTATAATCTTCTCCTGCCACGCGTTTGTCTCCTTGCAAAAGTCATCCAACGTATAAAACAACTCCCACTTAATTGCGTCGTCAGACGCACCGGGAAGGCGCATCCGCACATCGTTCATAAAGCGATCAAGCTGTGCGCTCATCGGGTAAGGCTCTGCGGCTGAAGTTGTTCAATAAGCAATGACGTAAATTTCTGCATAAACAACATAGCACGAGCGTCCGTTACGTCTTCCTCATCGCGCATCTGTGCTGTCCCAGCTACATAATAAACCAACGCCATGCGATATTGCTGGTCTATATCAACAATCTCGCTAGTCGCAGAATAAGAAGGCACATCAGTAGACGTGTATAAGAACAAATCTGGACGCAACCTGCGTGCGTCCAGAAGCGCTACGTTGAGATTATCTATAAGACTAGCAGTAGGATAGCGATACGGCTCAAGCGTATCCTGTAGGAGGACCCTAGAGTAATCTACTATTTTCCCAACAGTATCCAGCGCGGGCATATTACCTCCACGGGTAATCCCCCGATCTTTAAGATCGGGGGAGATATCTTAGTGAGAGGAATTACCCTGCAATGCCGGGGTTCACATCCCTGAACACAACTGCCTGCGCCAAAGCTTCCGGCGCAATGACCTTCCAACCATACACCTGAAGTCCACGCTGGAAGTCACCAAACGCCCTTTCAGAGCGAATAACTTCCATGTTTGTCATCTGCGATGCAAACGTAATAGCATGCGGATGACCAGCGTAGAACACTGTTTCGCCAGCAGCTAGTGCCGGTGGTCCAGTGATCACGCCCTTCGGCAGCAAGTTGCTCGTATAGATAGTAAACCGATCCACCATGCCAATGCGTCCATTACGGAGCATAGACACTGCATCGCCCGACAGATAAGCCTGACGAAGCTCAGAACGCTTAATCAGCGTAGCTGCCCAAGGCGGGATAACCAGCCAACGACCCGTCTCAGGGATATTCTGCTCGTCAAGAACTTGTCCCAAACGCAGGATCGCATCAAGAATATCTACTTCCGATGCAGGAGCTGCAGCGACTGGGTTGTTAGCCACCAGATTAAGTGGCGCACCCGTAACGCCAAGATTAATGCCTGCTGTGGCTACACCTGCGGTAGCGCCCCTATTAGAAGCGTGCGCTGTTCCCAACATCCCAAGCAGAACAGAGCGATCAATAGTGATCTTCATCTGCTCGGCGGCATCGTCGGCCCACATACTAAGGACGTTAAGGTCCGACTGGATACGCATCACGTCATCGAGCATGACGTTCCAATACTTACCCTTGTCAATGAGCAGCTCGACGACGTTACCCGGAGGGCGGTCAGTCAGCAGCTCCTGATCTGCTGAATAATCATGAATGGCAACCGTTGGCTTGGTGCGGATTTTTACCTTATTTCCGAACGCTTTTATTTCGCCTTCCGATGTGTTATCGCAGCGGCTCTTTATCCACTGCTTCTGCATGTCACCATACAGGTCGGACTATCTCATCACCTGTTTTTAACTATCTCGTGATAGTATCGCCTAGAATAGCAAGCATCGCATAAACCACCACGCCTTCTAGCGTAGATATTAGCTCCACAGCTACACTTAGCTACAGGTGCCCGGCACTCGTGGGAATTTAAATCGGCAACATGCGCCAACTTATAGAGCATAGGCTCTATAATAAAAGGCTGAACCATATGCACAAACAACCGAGACTCTTCAGTGTTCATACGTATGGAATAGCCACCTCCTTCAGGAAATAAGCTGACCTTGATTTTGTGATGGTCACTAAACCATCGTGCAATCAACTCAGCTTCGTCCTTAGGACAGCATGTCGCTAGATTAGTAGAAATCGATGATACTTTCCCAACACTATTAAAATTACGTCTAGCATGACCGTCATCCATATACCAAACAGCAATACCTTCCGGGGTCATATGATCTAACCAAACTTCATTAAACTGCTTTTTACCATCCGCATAAGTCCAACCTTTAAGCATTTTAAAATATGGGTGCGAAACAGTAAAATGTGCCGCTTCATAACGTCCTCCTGGCCCATTCCTAACGACAGTAACAGTCGCCCTGGTGCCAAGTAACTGATTAACCAACGCACACTTAAACTCGCAGTAAGCACGCTGTTTAGTGCTGTGTAGCACCCGCATTTCACTTGAGATGTAGAAAGACTTTTTTACTCCTTTACGTGTATTATATGTATTCCAACGCTCTCTTACATTAACATGGGCGTCACCAGCAACCATACCAAGCAAAACGCTTTGCGTTCTCGTATCCATCGTTCTACTAACCTTTCCATCCCTATTTCAAGGCACTAGGCCAAGGGATAACAATTTAAATTCCTAGTCTCTGAACCTTCCCATCTAAGGGCTTGGCTGCGGATTGTCTCCTATTACTAAGTTACTTTAGAGTAACATTCAAGTAACTTTTAAGAGAGTTTCCCGCAATTCACCGGGTTTAACGACTACAAAGATTTAATAGTCGGTGTTACTTATGGCAGCAAGAACTGTGCTGTCATAAAATTTTTCAATGAGTTTTCCGCTCCATATCTCAGGTATAAATCCGGTAGTGTGAAACGTATTAGGACTACTACCTGCCGGATAAACAGCAGTAACATCCGAAAAAGACGGAGTTGTTTGTGTTACTGGATTGATAGGTGCAACTGGAAAGAAACTACCTGCGGCCATTGGCCATCCCCTTTGATAAGATGATTAACCGGTGATCCGTCCTTCAGACTGCGCCTCGAAAATCATCCGTTCGAGACGGTTTCTTTCCTGCTCATTGCCACGGTATTTACCCGCAGCGCATTGAGCATAGAAACTACTGATCTGGGATCGCGAAATTTGGGGCTTCTCAGCGGGGATACTGCCTGCCGCTGACTTGGCTCTGCCCGGTGCCGCAAAGGACTCTAGCGGAACTTTCCCATTTGTGCGTCCATTTCCCTGAAAGGTATTACCCTCAGGGGTAAAGGAGGCTTGGTACTCATTCGGTAGACTTCCTTGGGGAAAACCCCCTCTTGCGGGATCAATGGCAGCCTCTTCAGCGAGGAAGCCTTGGAAGAAAGCCGCTGCACGAGGGGTATCGTTCCGCTCCCACGCAGCTTTCAGCAGATTGTGACGTATAACACCAGAATAAGTGTCTGGCAAGGCCAGCCACTGTAAAAATCTTGGGTCCTTGTTTATTTCCCTCCACGGCATACCAGTTCCATCTAACTGCCCAAACATATTCTCCCTTGCATTCTGGGCGATAGAACCGCCGACACGACCCACTTGCTGCTTAAGCGCATCTATCTCTTGCCTAAGCTCTTGTACCAATGGTGTTGTAGCTTCTTGGGCTTTTTTACCAACAACCCCAAGAAACTCCTCGCCGTACTCACTTACTTCCTCGGGCGAAAGCAAGTTATTAAACTGCAACTCGGAACTTATAACAGGCGCTGGACCAGACTGCACAGTCGCAAGTACGTTCTGCAGATTAGAAATCTGCTCAGCCATCTGCTTAATGCTGTCTTGTGCCTTGTCGTGCCGCCCACGCATCGAATTAAATCGATGTTCCCAGTTTATGTCTTGCTGCTGGGAAACTTCCGAAGGAGCAGGAGCCACTTGCTCTTGGACCTGAGCCGGGGAGGACTGGCCAGAACTAGCAGCTCCTGCAGGCTCTCCTGCAGAGGTCTGGGGAGGATCAGCTTCTGCCGAAGTAGTGTTAGAAGTTACTTGATCTGGATAAGCAGCCTTAAAAGCCGCATCAGCTTTTGCTGCAGCAGCTTTTACCCCTGCAGGTACTTTTACGTCAGGATCAGAAGGCAAGACAACATTACTGCTATATGCTTTAGCGACCATGTTTACTTCCCTTTCAGCTTATCCGCCAGCTGAGTACAGCTCTGGAACATCTTCAGGAGATGGGCGAGTTCACGCGCATGTCCCTGATGTTCCTGAAGGGTACCAACGGGGGAGTTAACTAAAAGATTACGCATATGTTCAGACCTACCAGCCAACCCCAAAAGAAACTTTCTCCAGTTTTCAGGAGAAGCTCTAGCAAGGTCGGCAGCAGCAAAAATTAAATCCTCGTCAGCAAGCATATTTTGGCTTGGAAGTTTGTTTCCCTACCATGTGGCCAGAACCACCATGAGCAAACCCCCTGCTGGGCGAATTATGTGCTGAGCCAGTAGTACCGCCAGGAGACTGGGGACCTGCACCAGTTTTGCCAACCATATGCCCAGACCCACCGTGGGCTTTACCGGGTAGTGGTCCACTGGACTTCACTTTGCTTTTATAGGTTTTCATTTCTGCCATCATTACCTCCTCTTTCATCCTAAAGAGTTTATCCCCGTAATTAACCCCATAGTTAACAAGGGGGACATACACAGAACTATAAGTTAACCAGCACCACCACCAACAGGACCAGCCCCACGAGAAATGTTAGTACGAGGGCCAGAATCTCCAGTCGAGGTAGCACCGGGTTTACTCCCTTGCGCTTCTGCTGCTTGCTGCTGCATCAAAGCTTGTTGCTGGGCTTCTATCTTTTGAAGTTCGTCATCAGGCGGTACAATAGTATCGCCATCCATCCCAATGGTGTTAGAGACAGTTCGTAGGACCTTGGCGCGTCCTTGTGTGCCAATGATCTGGGCGTCAAGCGGATTTGCCGTAATAGAAAGAAACTCAAGCTGGCGAGCACGCTGAGTTTCACGTTGCATAGCGACATTGACACCCATAACGCGAATGTTCTCGTCTCCACGGAACACCCCCGACTGATCGGTAAGCATGATCATATCGAAAAGCTGTTGCAGCGCTCCAAACATAATGTCTCTGTCAATATTCGCTGCAACAGACTGCAATATCTTGGACGCGTTCCCCATCAGCATAGCAAGACCGCTAGCAGTACGGCCAGCACCACCAGAAGTCCCAGAGCCAGACATGTATTTGGGTATAGCCGAAATGTCGTCAGCGATGATGTTGAGTTCTTTGTAGACGGTAAGAAGCTCTTGTGCGACTGAGTTTGGCTGGAAGAACCGGATAGCCGGTTGTCCGTTGTTTCCCATCGGATCGGTAGTGGTGTGCCAGCGTTTCCACGGGAACATGTCGTCGGGGTTTTCACCGGGTGCCAGTCGGTCTATGTTCACATCCACCTGCGGGCCAGACGCAATAGACAGGTTGTTGACTAAGGAACGTAGCACTGCATTGCAGACTTCCTGAATGTCCGCCAACAGGTCTGGCAACCCATTGCCTACCGGGGTTCCCGGTACTTTCTCGAAACTGGTAATAAAGTATGGATGGCGTTTGCGGGGAGATGGCGTCAGTTGTAACTTTATAATATGTCGCCCAATAAGCCATAACTGCACCATGTAGTCGCGAACCGGGTCTGGTATTTGATCAGTCGGCATCCCTTGGTCCAAGAGCATCTGCCCTTGGATGTTACCGTGGAACGCCAAGCAATGTATCATCCCGGAGAAGTTACTCTGCGGGTTTTCGCGTTTTTCATAGACAGCACGCTCTGAATCAGCAGTGTCCCAGTCACCCGGTAGCCCACCCTGTCCATGTTCAGTGAGTACGTTACGGATAGCTTCGGTGTCATAGCCCGGCAGATCGAGCAAATCGTTTAGATCTGCTCTAGTTAAAGACGTACGCTCTATTACCGACGCACTTTCTATGTCAGCGACTCCCGGGGTAAACCAAATATCAAAGGGGGATACCCTCTCCCAGAACATACGAGGTTTCTCGGTAACGGCGGGTGCTACGTTACCCTGTGCATCAGGTTCCCATGTAACGTCGGGGACAATACGAACCACGGGACCTTTTAAGCAAGCAAAGGGAAATAATGGCAAGTCCATAAGCACTTCCGCCATGGCTTTGTAAAAGCCACCTGACTCCAGTATCTCCTCGATCTTGTCCTGTGCCAGCGCTGCTCGCTTACGTGCATTTTTCTTCTCCGCGTTCCTAGCTGCCTCCGTAAGCTGGTTAACACGGTCCCTAATCATCGCGGGGTTGGGCGGCTCAGGTGGGGGAGCGCCCGGTTGGGTTAAAGCCTGCTGCTGAGCCATCTGTTGGTAGCTCTGCACCTCGGTCATCACGAGCGTCTGGATGGACTGGATTACCTCTGCGGGTAAGTCCGGGTCAGCGGGGGCCTCTATAGCCCACGGACGATCAGGCGCTAGATAAACATCCCTGAGGAGCGAATTAGCCCCACGACATTTCATAGCGATGATCCGCGCGTAAACTAACGAACCACCAAACTTACGTATTTCGGCTAGTTTAGTAGAGTCATACACTCCGTTGAACGTACGGAGCGCACTTAACATCCTTTCTGTCCAACCAGAGGCCGCATCGTTGCGATGCCGCTGGAACATCTCAAACTGACCTCTTACGTAAGAAGCCAGCGACGACATATCCGGTTGTGGTGGAGCTTCTAATTGTACCTTGGCGACGGCTTCAGCCTGAAGCTGCGCTTCTAACTGTGCGCCGGGGATAACCCGGAGGACCCCACGCTGGGGCAAAGTATTTACCATAAGTCCCTGTAGTGTATAATCTTCCAGCGTTCAAGTTACGATATAGTTGCACTAAAGTAACGTATATGATACGTTAATAAATTACCCTAGGGGGTAATTGACTACGGGGATGGATAAATGGATACCACTGGTCTGACAATTGACGAAATAATTAGACGGCGCGATGCAGAAGTAAAAGAAAACCATAGGAAAAGTATAAGGAACTGGCAAAAAAAGAACCCGGAAAAACAAAAAGCTTATGTTAAAAAATATCAAAAAGAAAACTTAGAACAGATTAAAGACTATAACCATAAGCGTAAGTACGGAATAACCATAGAAGAACGCAACTCCATACTAATTAAGCAAGGCGGCTGTGCTTGCTGCGAGGCTGCAAAACCAGGTAGCAAATACGGTTGGCAAATGGATCATGATCACGTTACTGGCATAATTCGAGGTATACTGTGCCATCACTGTAACGTTGCTTTAGGCCAAGTTAAAGACAGCATAGAACATCTCAAAAAACTAATAATATACCTAGAGAAACACAGTACAGGAGAGCAACATGCAAGTCGAGACCCCTACCCGTGACCTATTACTAATACAGCTCGCTCGCGAGATTGCAGTTGACCACTTAAACGTAAACGACATACTTAAGTTATATTCGCTCAGCGCTGAAGAGTGGGATAGTATTCAACGAAATCCTCGGTTCAACGAAGTTTTAGAACAGGAGATCGTAGCTTGGCAAAGCGCCATTAATACTTCAGAACGAGTAAAACTAAAGGCAGGCGCAATCATCGAGGCGTGGCTACCTGAGTCAAACATGAGATTGCACGACAATCAAGAAAGCTTACCTGCAAAAGTCGAATTAGCAAAGATGATCGCAAGAATAGCTGGGTTAGGGATGGATAGAGCGATAGCAGGAGAGAGTACAGAGAAGTTCTCGCTGGTAATAAACATCGGTGATGGACACAAACGTGAACTAGTGGTCAAGAAGACCAATACAATAGAGCATAACGCCAATGACTAGCATGATGTCGTATACCGCCCCGCCTACAATTGCGGGGTTCATGCAGAGCGAAGCTTTTGTGCGAGTTATATTAGGTCCTGTAGGAAGCGGCAAGAGTACGGGCTGTCTCATGGAGATCGTCCGACGCATGACCGAGCAGGAGCCCGGTCCAGACGGCAAAAGACGAACACGTTTTGCAGTCGTCAGACAAACGCTCTCCCAGATCAAGCAGACCATACTGAAGGAGTTCTTCACGTGGATTGGGCCAATCACCAATTTTAAGGTGTCCGACAGCACGATCTACATCGCCTTCAACGACGTGGAGAGCGAGATACACTTGATCCCGCTGGATGACGAGCAGGATATCCGCAGGCTCTTATCGATGCAGCTTACGGGAGTGTGGATCAATGAGTTTCCTGAAATCGACAGCGCTATTATCCCATCGGTCTGCGGACGACTTGGACGCTATCCGTCGGCAGCGCAGGGAGGACCTTCGTGGTTCGGCCTTATCATGGACGGGAATTTCCCTAATGAGGGAGGACCGTGGTGGGAGTTGCTAGAGCCAAACCTCCCTGCAGACTGGGATTTATGGAAACAACCCGGAGGGCGTGAAAGAAATGCAGAAAACGTCGAAAACCTCCCCGGCGGAAAAGAGTATTACGAGCGCCTTGCCAGAGGTCAATCGGACGTATGGGTCCAGCGCTACGTCGATGCAAAATATGGACCCGATCCAGCTGGAACTGCCGTTTTCGCTACCAGTTTCAAAGGAAGTTTCCATGTGGTGGAAACGCTGGAACCCGTCCAAGGACATCCCATACTCATTGGTCAGGATTTTGGAAGAGATCCGTGGTCAGTGATCACGCAGCTCGACCACAAAGGACGCCTTTTAGTTCTTGAGGAAGTGGAGGCGGAGGATGTTGGGCTCGAACTGCATATCCAACGTGGGCTCAGGCCAAAACTCTCGGATACACGTTACCTTGGCAAGAAGGTCGCCATTATCGGTGACCCAGCTGGCCGGTCCAAGGACAGCATCTATGAAGAGAACTCGTTCGATGTCCTTAAGCGAATGGGGTTTATGTGCTTCCCCGCCCCTACCAATGACATCGACGCACGAGTGCGAGCCGTAGAAGCGATGCTGCTTAGCCAACGAGATGGAGGACCAGCTATTATCTTCGACAGAGATCGTTGCCCCACTCTCGTACGCGCCATGAGCGGAGGCTACAGATACAGCAAGACACGGCAGGGACAGCGCAAGCCATCTCCCGACAAGAATGAGTACTCGCATGTTGCGGACGCCCTCCAGTACGTGTGCCTAGGCGCACATGGCGGCATGGTCACCGGCATGGTGATGCGGCGGCTTGAAGACCGGAAGGTAACGCGCCCTGCTATGAGCGCCGCCGGATGGACCTAAGCGGAACATAAGCTCTCCCAAAGGCGTTTAACCAACGCAGGCACTCGCCTGCATCTTCCCACATAAGGAGTATGCGCATGCCCCTCTATCAGGGAAAGAAGGTTACTGTAGTACGTTCTGCAAAACAGGGTGACAAGGACTTCGACCCGGCACAGCCGAAGAGTGTTATCGCCATGCCGGACGGCACGCAGAAGACCGTACCGGAGGCGGAAGTCGAAGAGGAATAGTTTTTAGGGGG